GTTTCGAGCGCACACCATCAAGGTTGGAGCTTGATATGCTACCATTACACCAAGGACCCGGAGAAAGTGGATGTGGAGAGGTTTGAACTCTCGGCTTGATGCTTAAGATGCAACTGCTCTGCCAACTGAGCTACACATCCATATACAGGACGCATTTTGGTTTTAATGATTAACAGTCATTTCCAAAAGATTTGCTGTATGCGTCCCATAGTGGGTGTAATGGGATTTGAACCCATGACCTTCGAATTAAAAGTTCGATGCTACTACCAACTGAGCTACACACCCAAAATTCAAGGTGGTGGATTCGAACCACCGGCAATCTGCGTATCAGACAGACACTCTAACCAACTGAGTTAACCTTGAGTGGTTCCGGGTAGTTTCGGGCTACCGACACGTAGGGCTTCAACCTACTGCTCTTCCATCTGAGCTACGGAACCATAAAATAAAAGCCGTGAATCCGATGCTGACTGTCAGACCCACGACCTTTCTTGCTATATGTATAAAAAGAATATATTACAGATCATGTTGAACAGTCTATGGATTCATCACAATTAAACCAATTTTTATTACAAAATTGGCTTCTAATGCTCTTGATCCGGTTGCTGATAGACTGCAACATCATCGTAATTTCTCCTTTCTTTCATATAGTATAGTTGCAGGGACCGGATTTGAACCGGCAACTTTCAGTTTATGAGACTGAATTGCTCACCATTGCATCACCCTGCGATAGAATTGAAAATGTCAGATTCGAACTGCTCCCCATGCTCCCAAGGCACGTGTGCTACCATTACACCACATTCTCAAAATAATGCCTTTCGCAATTAAGATTTTCAAGACACATCTCTAATCATCACACGTCCGCAAACGCTGTCTTTCATCAGACTATCCAAAGATATCTGAAGGGCATAAGCGACCAAGACGAGGCTCGAACTCGCAATCTCCACAGTGACAGTGTGGTGAGTTAACCAATTACTCTACAAGGCCATAAAGCTTCCACTCGGATTCGAACCAAGATTTACTGATTACAAATCAGTAGTCCTGCCATTAGACGATAGAAGCAAAATTATTTGTCTTGAGATTACAGACAAACGTAACACTCATTAAAGCCCTTATTTGTTAGACTTATATCCACGTACCTTTCAATACGTTAGTGCTATGCGTACCTTTAAGGTGGCTATACCTTCATAATCCAGAACTACTCGACCTACTTTTCGACCTTAAAAGAGTTGTACGGACTCTCCTAATGTCTACTTGTTCGATCAAACAACTTCACCTTGCGAGCTCCATTGTTCCACATTACATTACTGCTGTGGACTTAACGCATTTTCATTCTGAACCCCTACTGACTTTTGCTTTTGGCGATTTCTATGGGAGTCGAACCCATAACCTATTTCTTAGAGGGAAATTGCTCTACCCATTGAGCTAAAAAATCAGTATGTTGGATGTAGATGTGCAGTAGGTTTAGTTTCGTAATCTTTTGAACTACAAAATGCTAAACACCTACCATGTACTTTCCTTTGCATCGTACTTGTACTGTCATTTCTGACTGGATACCGCCTTTGTCTGCTGAACTCAGACTTATTATCCTCTAAATGTCTAACTACCATATTCGTTTGTTTTGCATGTTAGTTAGCCCTTGCGGAGCCTTGTTTCCATCAGTTGACCTAAAACAAGTTTCTCACTAACCAAACAAATACAGCATTGAATCCACCTGTGATGAACTTAGATCCCTTTTCAGAATCTATTAAGACAAGTATTGCATACTCTTACCGTTTCCGGCGATAGGCTTACCTTCCTACCTTTCAGTATATTACTATACCATATTGGCGTATGCACCATTGTAAGCAGGTAGAGGTAGTCGAAACCTCATCCTTAGTTTGGAAAACTAATATAATGAACCGTTATACGATACCTGCATGTGCGAGTGAGAGAAGTGCCTGTTTCCCTCACTCTAATTTTGTTTTTTGTTATTCAGCCGAAGCTGAGTGTAGACCATATAGGAGTCGAACCTATATCTCTTCATTCGTAGTGAAGCATTCTATCCGTTAGACTAATGGTCTATTGCAGATAGTAGGGGTTGAACCTACAACCACTTCCTTGTAAGAGAAGCACTCTCCCAGTTGAGTTATATCTGCAAATAGTGGAACCGATGGGGATTGAACCCACAACCTTCTGCTTGCAAAACAGATGCTCTCCCAATTGCGCTACGGCCCCATAATGTAAAAATCCGTCTTACCCTATTTAGGATATAGACGGATTCTTCTATGAGGTGTAACTTATGAAGAGATTTTCCACTATCTTCGTCTATATCCTATGTACTTGGCGACTTTTCGATTCCATCCTGTTCTACCTGTGGCAATAGCATCCGGGTCCACAAGTGCAAAAGAGCATACGAAACCAAACCCACTTGTTGCAGGTTTATTCATGACTGTTGTGTTATTGATAATCTCGTATGATCTCATGCCAGTAATTCCTTCCTAAAATTTAATGCCTATATCTCCATCTGATGATACACAAAATGGAGAGACAGGCACTTCTCTCTGGTAGTATAGTATCACACTATACTAATGGTGTCAACAGGAAATTGTAAAAAGTGTTCAATATTTTTCAACTTATATAAGTTACTTAAACCCATCTATCTGTGAATAAATCTTTCACAAACAACGCAAACCGCAGTATGACAACCATGACATACTGCGGTTTGTTCAACCTATATAGTATAACGATTTTAAATTATGATATTAACTAAGGCTTGCTAAATCAATCCCAGCACCGGCTGGAAGTGCAACAAGATCAACATATATATCGTTAATCACACCGTTAACTACTAACCAAATCTTACCGATTACTGTGTTAGCATTAACATAATCTTCTCCATTTATATCTGCTGACATAGTAACTCTGTAATCTTCGATAGCACCGACATTTCTCATAGTATCGAGAAGTGGTGTTACACCTGCATAGAAACTTGAATATGCATCATCATTATTGTATTGGAAAGTAATGGCAGTTCCACATCTATACACTACATCTTCTACGGCATTTACAAGGAATCTTGTAGAAAGATTTGCAAGTGCCTGATAAGTTGCTGGAGGTACTTCAAACAATGTAGAATTACCCCAAATGTTTGTACCAAGATCTGGAATTGCAGTGATTACATTCACAGAAGCACCATCAAGTTTCTGCCACTTATCAAGAACTTTCTTCGGAACGGAATACTGCATCTTACCAATTCGTAAGTTGTGCTTACGATTTGTCGGTAATGCCCACTCATACTGAATAGCCTGATTAAGAATCTGTGCTCTCTGAATCATAAGTGCAAGGAATGATGGTGATGCTTCAGTCATCTTTCTTGTACCTACAAATGTGTACTGACCCCAAGGAGCAAAGAATCCACAATGTGTCTGGAACAGTGAACCATTGATATCAAGTGCAGCATTTGCAGGAACAACTCTTGCAAGCTCTTGAATATAACCCATATCATTTGTTGTAGGATTCTCAATATGAACGAATCTACGTTCTACAATCTTCGGAACATCAATAAATCCAGTTGCACAACGACTATAATATGCAACATCCATTAACTTCAAATGAAGTGGGGATGGTTGTACCATACAAGTAGATGCACCAGATTGTGCTGTCCAGGTAGCAATGTCTGTTTCATCATCAGTGTACATGTACATATCTTGGTCATCCCAACCAGGACTGATAATACGATTCGGATTATATGAAAGCTTATCTTTCAGTATATCGAATACACCACCAAGCTTATCACCATCAGAATCTTGGAAATTGTACCCTACAAGATGTGTACGAATCCACTCCTGATAATAGTGAATGTTCTTCATTGTAAGATTCTGGTTAGATGCATAATTTGCTACATTAGTATAGTAATAGCTATATGCAGTAGCAGATGGATCAGATGATCCAGTTGTATACCAATTCGCCCACACAAATCTTGGTTCAATGATATTCTTTAACTTGGTTTTGAATGTGTCAGCAGTATCAGTTCCCTTAATAGCAGTACTATCATAATCTGACCCATTTGCAAATGTTACCATGTTAGTTGGTGCTACACAACTATTACTATCATCTACAGAAGAACCTACATTCGTAATATTCCAGAATTTAGATGTAATATCTTCATAATATGGGATGTTATCTGTAGCATTGGAACTATCAAATACAAGGGAGATATTCTCCGCTGAAGTACGAACACCATTTGCATCTACAATGTACGTAATAAAATTCCAATAAGGCTTACCTACGTAAGACATCTTACGGACTTGAATCTGTATGGTATTTCCAAAAGATCCAGGATACTTAGCCTGTAACGTAACAGTATAATTTGTTGAAGGATCTTCTGTATCGGTATCTGTATCTGTATCGGTATCTGTGTCAGTGTCTGTATCATTTTCCGGAAGTACAGAAAAACTTGCACCAGCCTTTGAACCAGGACAAATTCTGCATGTAAGAATATCATACCCAGCAGTAAGTAATGTCATAGCAATCTGATAAGAATTATCCTTTGCAAGACGATAACATTCAGATGCACCACGATATGTAGATACAAATGAATCAAGTCCTGCCTGTGTAGCAGGAAATCTCATCCATGCTGTATGTTCCAGCATAGCACCTACATTGGAAGATGAATAATCTGCACCACCATATTCAGCTTTCGGATCAAAATATCCAGGTCCCCAACAGGATGTAATCGGTAATGCTACTGTGGCGTAGGATGATGTACCAATGTTCCATGTGTAATTTTGGCTAATTTCGTTGATGACAATTTTTGCCATTACTCTTGTTCCTCCTTTATAGAATCTGTTTTATCTTCTACCGATTCTGAAATCATTTCAGAAGTTTTTTCCGAAACTGGTTCATTCGTAGAAATCACAATACTATCCTTTGGTTCTTGTGTCTTACGTTTTCTCCGACCATCAGGTTTCGGTTCTTTCGGTAAATCTGATTTTGTAGGTTGCTCTACGCTTTTAGGAGGTTCCTTTGGCTTTGGTGCATCTACAATATCAAATGACTTATTGTTTATATATCCGGGAACTTCTTTTATTTCTCCCGGTTGGAAGGTTACGCCATAAAAAGTTTTTGCGACGGTTGAATGGTTTCTATAAAACATCCATGAAATCCTCCTTCTTTGTCTCATATAGATATAAAAGGTTAGGAAGTAATGGTGGAAGAACCATCTGGATTTTTAAGTTCTGTCTGGAATTCTGTTCTCTTCAGATGTGCTGGAGTATAACTCACCATTACAGCACCATCAACATGTAAAGTTATACCAGCTGAATGAAGTTTACCCTCATTTATATAGTTAGAAGTTGTAGTGTGCCACTGAATTTCTTCATCCTGGTCAACTCTAAGACCACAACGTATCTTTCGTTTAGATTCATAAGGTATCTGTATAGTAATAAAATACTGATGCGTGTATTTAAACATTATCTCACGAATAAGTTCATCTACATCTGCGGTATTAGTTGCCATACAAATTAAAGTATACTGTAATTTTATAGGCATAACTTTTTCATAATAAATATTATTCGTCTTATTATCAAATACAGTAGCTACACCACGATGAAGTCGCGTAAAATTCATCCGTTCTGAATCAATTGGGATGGATTCTGCACGAGATAATGCTATCAATGGGTAATGAATTTTATCATCTTGTACTTGTGCAGCAATAGATAATATATCATCAGGTGGAACTACAGATACTACAGAATTTCCATAATTATCCTTATCAAATGAATCTAATAAGTCTTTTACTATTGCATTGTCATATATATAAATCATAAAGGATTACTCCTTTCCAGATGAACCGTGGAAATTCGGATCGGTATCTTCCTGTGTATTATGATAGTCACCACGATAATCCAATTTTGGTTTTAAGAAATGATTAGATGTATCAAATTTCTTTTGTACTTCTTTCTTGGTATATCCGACTGCTTGTTCATCATATACAGGGATAACTTGGCAAACTATATGATCCGGTGCTTGTAAATCATATGTAATCTCTGTCACTCTAAATACCCGTTCAGGAAGTTCACTATATTGTCCAGCAATTCTAAACAAACTATCTTTCTGAACATGTGGTAAATGAAATGAACAGTGAATGAGAAATGGTAGATCTTGGTTGTTTTCAACTACCCAACCATATCGTTTAAAAGTTTTTACCTTTGGATTTCCTTCAAAAAATATAAAGGTATCAACCATCTCTGAATAGGAATCAATCAGTGGTTCACCTTGTGCATTTGATTCAGCTTTATGTGGATATTGATACTTTACCGGTATGCCTTGAAGTTTTAATGCTTCATCATACCGTTTTCGCATCAATTTTATATCTGGACCAATTAAATTGATTGCCATAAGCAAATACCTACCTAAATATTAAATTCTATCATCTGATCTGCATTACCTTGGATGATATCTTCTATATTAAGAACCTTTCCATACAGCCAATCCCATCTAAAGTTTTTAGTTTTACTTGTATCTGTAAGATTTATTGCTGTCCCATCATTAAGTGCGGATAAAAATTCTTTCTCATTTGCACTATACCCATTATTCAACCATTCACCATGTGGGTCAGATTGAAATGCAACAATTTTAGTGTCAGATTCTTTGACACCATTCTTATAATGCCAAACATTAAGGATTCGGATTTTATCATAATCCAATTTATCCAAAGTAATGAGATAATCAAGAAGATTACCACTTAATGCATTTATAGGTTCGTATACGATGTAAAATCCGTATTTATGTAATTCTTTGAGGATTTCTTCCGGTGTAAGTTCAGTTGCACCATATTCATCTTCATCAACAACAATACTACCACGTGCCTGAAGAACACAGCAAAATATTACACCCATACTAGAATGTTCAACGGATATACGAAATCCACGAAGTTCTTCATTATTGAAAAAATCTGTAATATGTATTCTAAGTTCTCTGCTAGTATTTGATAAACAATTTGGTAACTGTCTCCAACTAGATATTTTATACCGCAATGGTTCCTGAAGGTTGCTCATTGGAATTACCACCTTTCGTATCCCTTACATGTTTTCTTAATTCATGCTGAAATGGCTGTAAAAGCGTCAAGTCTACATCAGGGTATTTACTGAAATACTCAGCAATCATATCAATTTTTAACTTAAAGTATAATACTCTTCGCTCTTCTTGACTAATCTCTGGATGACGTTCAGCAAAAATAAAATATCTTGTAACTACACTTGAAAATGCCTTATGTACTGTTGCATCATCTTGTGTCAATTCTGCTTTTTCAATAGTACGGAAATTAGTTGAATTGAACTTCTTCAAATCAGAGAAAAATAGATTAGTTAATTCTAAACTACTAAGCACCAAAACCACCTCCCATACCAGATTCTTCACCTTCTTCGACATCAATCTTCCAGTTCACAACATCAGCACCAGTCTGTGGGAATACTTCAGATAGAATCTCAGTAAGTGCGGTCTTATAAACATCAGAATTTGTAACACCAACTGCTTTAAGAAGGTCTGTAGCAGATTGTGCTTGACCTAATGCAGAGTCTCGTTTTTCAAATTGAACTGTAGATTGAGTTGTAATAATCGGATTCATATGCAGTTGGAATTGGTTTACAAATCCACTATAATTTCTTGCTATGAAATATTTATTAAGAGCATCTGTCCACCCCTCCATATATGCAACTTCAAGTCTCTGAAGAGCATTTGCATATAATGCAGATCTTTGAGATAGTACAGAACCTGCACCACCTAATCCTTCATTTGATGAGAAGTTCATAGCTTCCTTTGGCACACCTAATACTGATAATTTCTTATCTTGGTAATAATTCAATAATTTATTATCAGCTTCAGATGCATCTGCCATATTAAGATCAGTTACAGATATAGGTGATGCGCCATTCACCCTAGCAAGATAAATCAAGTTATTTGGACTTTGCGGATTTACAAAGCTTTCAGCATCACCTGTAGAAGTATTCAATGCAAGTTGTTGTTCAATCATATCTTTCATCTGTTGAAGTGCATCTCGCATCTCTTCCTCTTGTGAACCACACTCTACATCAATAAACTTTATGGTTCTCGCCATAGATGATAGAAGTAATGCATCTTCCAACAAATTAAGTGTCTGAGTAGGTTGAACTGCTTGTGCAAGTAATGGCTGTGAAAATTGAATATCATAAGTCTTTACATCACCATCTATACCCCTTGAATCGATAGAATAATCACCAAGCAACCCACCAAGTGTAAAATGAATGCATGCTGATTCTGGAAGGATTAGTTGTTCATTAGTACCATTTCCATCAGTAGGATCCATAATGAATCCTTGAGGCTCACCATGATACCACAGATGAATTATAGATTCTGGTGGTATTTTTGAAGATGGTATGATGTCATAATCATCTTCCGGAATAGTGTTATTATCTAACACGATTCCCTTTCGTGTGTATGTACCTGAATCCTCATGATATAAATAAGTTGTCGGTATGTATAGATTTCCGATTGTTGCAAGTTCAAGTATATGATCTCTGGCAAACCTGTTGATGTTCCATCTCTTAAATAGAGCATTAATAATATCTGCAACTTCCCTGTGATTATCATCTAAGGCTGTTGCCCAAATCACATCACCAGCTGTATTAACTGTAGTTGCATCTGTAGCATAGTATGCAAGGGCAGTACTAATTTGAGAATCATTTGCTAAGGCTCTCATTGTATCAATCTGTGTCTTAATGTCAGCAACACTTGTATCACCACGTATGTCAGACACTCTATATAATGAACCGCCTGTAATCATCCTTAACCAAGAACCTGCGTCCTGTAGTTTAGATTTTTTTGGTACTAATTTATCAAATAACTTAAAAGCCAATTTTTAGATCCCCCAATCAAGTTATTGTATTATATCGGAATCAATCCTGTACATATTGAAGAATGAAGTTTCCTCAACAATAGGTATGTTCAAACTCTTCGCTTCATTGATTGCATGACCATTTACATTATCCGGAATATCGCCAACAACTACACAATCCACAGACGGATCGAACTTTGTGATTACCGTAGCAGAATATCCTTCGAGTATAGAAGTAATGTCCTCAATAGTTCCATGGAAGAATGTTCCAGTAATATAAATAGTCTTATCTCTAAATATAGGTGATCCATCCACCTGTTTCTTTGTCTTTATTACAGTTATATTTGGCATATGTAGTAACTCAACACAATCTGAACTATTTTCAGGTGCATTAAGCCACGAAACAAGACGTGAAAACGCATTTTTGTTCAATCCTAAATCAGAAATAATGGCTTCCGGATGTGTAACATAATAAATATATGCTTCCTCAGAGTTCGCACATCCGGTGCAAAGTTCCTTTATCTGCTGACTTCCAGGCAGAATCTCCTTCGGAATAATCGCTCTTGCCGCATCTTCAAGTGTTATTTCAATCTTAGTATCCTTGTATTCATCAAGTTCAAGAACATCAAGAATACCAAAGATATTTCCAATTTCCTTAGTAACTTCCTTGTACCGGTCAAATGACATCATAGGTAATCCAAGTGTATTTAGCATCTGTACAACTCTTGGATATAAAACAGAATTGCATTGAGGATCTTCACACTTAAATGACCGCACATTTGCAGACGGAACAATCAGTTGTTTACCACAACTTGAGCATGTAATCTTTCTAGGAAGTTTACTTGCATTAATTTCGTTCTGTACATATATAAAGTTGCCATCAGAATTACATACAACCGTTGAATTTTTCTGAATATCATTATGAGCAACTTGTGGATATGGTACAGTATGTATTGTGTCAGAACCTTTCTCTTTTACATCTCCAAGAATGTTACCAGATGAATCTACCACACATTCTACGCAATCCACTTGAAACATAGTAAGTCCAGTTATAGGGTATGTAACAGAACCATCTTTATGGAACAGAATATAACTTGCGATAAGTGGGAATCTAAATGGAAAATTCCTCTTAACCATGGCTTCAAATTTAGATTCATCAATATCAATAGGGATAACAAATCCAGGAAGCGTTTCAAACTGATTCATTACAAGCCATTGTTGCGTAGAAACAGCAGTTGCATGAACAGTTTCATCATTGCTATGCTTATCTCCTGCATACACTGAGAACCTGTTTGGATCTTCTAAATATGCATGTAAATATTTATCCATAACACAATTCGGAAGTACACCTCTACCAAACTGTAATTCAGAACTATACATCACAGCCCGAATATAGCAAACCTTTCCGCTATTAGATACATGGTTCGGTATCTGCTTATTGATAAGCATTTTAGTGAGAACCGGATTTGTTACATCCTTCCACTGACTTTCATCATGACCGGTGTAAACCTTATCAACCGATCCACGTTCACTATACTGAATTGTGATTGGCAATCCAAGTGGAACTATAGTTACATACTCTCCTGCTTGTAGAAGGTTTCTTGCAAACATTTTGTTACCTCACTTTCATCTTCTCGTATTTTTATTAAATCCTGGGAACATAGCCGGTAGTGTAGACCCACGACTAACCCTTGGACCATTTACTGATGACATAGCAGCAATTACAGACTTCGGTTGTGGTGCTGATACTACATGTTCACGAACCAATGTAAATACTGACCCACAAAGTGCATCCGCCGCATCCTTAGATCCCTTAGTTGGGTGATCTATACGGTTGTTCACCCTCTGTAATTTAATCAACTCATTCTCACGCAAATCGTTCTTCAACAATTCTATACGTTGGTCATATAGCACACTTCTTAAACCAATATATGGTTCTTCAGATGAATCAACAGAAACTTTATCTGTATGAAATCCTTGTGCTGTAAGTATCTCACGCATGAATGTGGATTGGTATTGGTCTGTTGATATTGTACCGATATTGAACCCTTGCTTTCGCAACCATAAGAGAAAATTCACAATTTTCTGATACGAAATCCTATCACCTCTCGGTGCTTCAAGTGCAGTAGAAAATACCTCCTTGAAGAATGGCATATCTATCTTTCGCCCCTCAAAATCTGCAACAATCTTACTACCGTCTACACATACACCACACATACCAGTCCTATCACCAGTCTCTGATAAGTCAAGATGAATATTCATTATACGTGATTTTAACACTTGCGGTACAACTTCAGCATGAAAAAACTGTTCTATAGTAAGTGCATCCTGTGTACCAACTTGTATAATATCTGTGTAAAATGGATTGTGTCGTGTCTGAGATACATTTGGTGTTATAGCTTCCTGCGTAATAAATCCCATAGCACCTGCTACAGAAATTCCAGCTATATCTCTCAAAGATATATCATAATCTGCTAAAAAGTTTCTTCTAAACTCTGCTGGAGCTTCCATGACTTTATATCCTTGCCGGATGTACTCAGAACGATGTTCTTCATCATCGTTTTCTTCAGGTATAACAAAACCACGTTTATATCGATCACCAACAGTAAAGTGAAATACTTTCTTACTGAATTTCTCTTTTGGTTGAACTACCCATTGCGGTTGATCAACCAAATACATATGCAAGTTTCCAGCATTCTGCTGTGTTTCAATATGATCTGAAAGAAAATCTGAATCTGTGTTTTTAGAAGATGCTGCAATTATCTTACCATATACAGAACCCTCCAATCTGAATGTACCAGAGATACGCGCATTTACAGTATCATATAAATGTTTCATATGCTGTTTCGCAAGTGCTATATCCTTTATACCGGATTTAGCAAAGTTGGTTTCATCCATCATACAGCACCAGATCTGCATACCAAGGAAATTAGATGCAGATGATCCAGCAATAATTTCTATATCACCATTTGGAACATATATCTGATTAACTGTGCCACGATTCATCGTTCCATGTTCCATGAACCACTTGGAATGTTTCAATGTCTGATTAAATTCGGAAAATGCAACTCCTGCAGCTAAATCCTTTGTAAGATTTGCAAATGCCAATGTTAATTTCGAATGTGGTTGCAATCCAAAATATCCTTGTGGATCACGATAGAGCATGAGTCTATATAGCATATATGCCATAATTTTTACAGATGTAGCAGTCTTACCAATACGAGTGGCACCAGACAATATAATTTCGTTGTATTGGTTTCCATGGTTAAATATATCTGTTAAAGTTTGTCTCCAAAATGGATATACCATTTCACCATTCTTTGTAGTTTCACCAAGATAATACGGATCACTAATAAACTGATCTATTGATACTGGAACTTCCTTAAAATCAGCAAGCCACACATGCTCATAAGTTTCTGAATCACCTGTATCCACAATCTCTTGTAGTATTTGTCGGAGAATCATCTGTTCATCGTAGGAACAAGTTGCATAGATATTCCGTATGCGTTCTACCACAGATTCATCTATCAAATAGAATCACCACCAGTCATGTCTCCTACTTCAACAGGTCCAAGTATTGCTAATACCTGTTGTGCACTTGTCCTAAGTTTATCTCTGGATGACTTAGACAAAATACTTGCACCATCTGGGGCATCTTGTACAGATGGAACTTCATCAATTAAATATTCTTTCAAATTCATATACGGTTCAAGCAACTTTTGAGATTCAATCATATTCTTCTGAAGTTTCTCTTGCATAGCAAGTAGTGTTGCCCACGACATAGAATTATTCACATCAATAGTAGTTAATCTAGAATCAATAGATTCATAAAGTTTTTCTTCAAGTCGATCCATCAAATCCAAATACCGAACAATTCTTGTAACCTGATGATATATTCGCATAACTGTTATATTCTGCATAGTTTTTGACACAGAATATGAATCACCATTACAACACAATAAGGACGTTCGCATATTTGCTACGTCCTCACGTTGTTTCTGTAATAATTGGTCCGATATAGAAGCCGGAAGAATATCAACGGTTTTGACATCTTTCTTCATTTGTCCACCACCTATTAAATTTACATTCTTTGAAGATTTTTAAGGTCTAAAAGAATAACACTTAAATCTGCAATCTCTTGTTTAGCATACTTATCACCATTACTTGCAGCATCACCAAGTGCGTCTATTGCATAATTTACATGTTCTGCTGCCAATGTATAAAACTCTTTTGCTAAACCAAGATTCTTTTTTGCTTCGATATCCTCAGTTGACTCGTCTTGAACATCGTTAATATCTTCTGTATTTTCCACGTTATCTGAAGAATTTACACATTCTTTTACATCATCCTTTATGTTCATAACGCATTCATCACCAGCACAAGATTTTTTAGAAATTTTCATTACTGAACAACCTCCTTCACATTCCACAACTTTGCAAATGGTGTATCATCACTCTGTATCAAGTCTTCAAACTTATTAAGTCGCTTTGACAAATCTGCATCATCACACTCAAGTTCATTCGTAAAATATCTAAGATTGTCAAAATTTGATTGAATTTCGTTCAAATCTGGACACAGTTTATATACAGATATTTCTAAATCTGCTATAGCTTCAACCGCACGAAAATCCCAAATATATTTTCGGAGTTCTTTATATAGACGATTATATTCATGTTGTATCTTTGAACTATTTATCATATTCTAAACCCCTAAATTCTTTATCAACTATATAATTCAACATAATTGGATTAAGTAAACTTCTACGCACATTAGATATTTCATTTTCAATAATTTGATCCTGAATATCCATTACATATTCAGAATAATATCTACTAAATGATATACAAGGTAAATTATTTATCGTCTGTTTCACAATTTCTAGCATAAAATACCTCAACAATTTTCCGGTACAAAACTTCTATATCTCTTGGAACATCAAAATCTGATTTTGACTTATTTATATGTACATCATAAAACCATTGTAACGCTGATATACTAGAATTTAACTGATCCAATGTGGGAATAGTTATAGTTTCTCCACCAGCATACTTACATAGATTGATCAATCGTTCATGTCCTATAATTGAAAATAGTTCAGGCAACCATGAAAATTCAGGAACATTATGAAGTGGTAACATAAGTTCCAAAAGATATGCGAAATCCAACTCTTCAGTTATAGGTAATTTTTTATTATTCATTAGAAATATTCGGTTCTAAAGGCTTTTGTGAATAGTTTACTTCAAATACAATTGCATTATCTGTACGAGCAAGCCGATTAAAATTCAAATAACCATAATCTGCCGAATTCAGTAATGCAATAGCTGGTTCCATTACATTATTCAAGTTAACGGAATCTTTATAATAAATCCACAGTTCGTTTTCACCCTTAACTGTTGCAAATCTTACACCACAGGAATCTTGTGAACTATTGAGCAATCCCATAATCGAATCTGTTTGATCTGCAATGGATACAACTGGACATTTGTTCGGCTCTTCAGATGCAGTAATGGATTCGCCAGATATTGATGAAGATTCCGAAACATCAGACGATTCAGATTTTGAAGTATCTACATCTGTATCATCGGTAGATACACTAGGCTCAATAGATTCCGGAGATTCTTCGTTCTTCAACATATCACTAAGATGATGATCTGCATGACGAACTGGTGATGGTGAAGATCCTACATTTACATTTACATCCAAATCAGAATCATTAGATTCTTGAGATTCTAATTCAAGATTCTCATCATTAGATTCAGACTTCTCTTCTTCAACAATTTCAGCCCGTTTTTCCTTATATTCATCATCAAGATACTCTGATAGTTGTTGAACAAGTTCCATATTTATTGGATCATCTATAGCTGCACGAATTGCATCTTGTCTCTTACTTGATTTAAAAAATTTACTTGCAAAAATTGACTCCATTATTATCTCCTTCAACACTACTTCGTGCTAAGTAAATATTTTCTAGCATCTTCCATATAATAATATGGCTTATCAGGATTGTTATTCTGTATAGTGTATGCAAAATACAAAAGGCAAGTATCTCCAGTTACTGTATTTTTAAATGACATGCGGTATTGATGATAACCAGTTTCCATATCCAATGTTTCAGACTTAAACTTGTACCATATACGGTAAGGGTCGTGCTCCCACAAGTTATTAATCTGTGCATCATTGGAAGTTTCATCAGAATCAGATTCTGTATCTGAATCAATATCCGTATCTGAATCAATATCTGAATCTTCCAATGGGATTGCTACATCAGATATTTCGGCAACTTGATATAGTTCATACTCCTTAGCTATATAGGCAGGTATACGTATAAACAGATATTCTTCTACTTGCTGTAAACTAAATAGTTCACTTACATGAGAAACATCTTTATGTTGAACTGCATCAAGACGGAATGATGGAAACTCCTTTTCGCATCTATTTAGAATCCTGTAATTGTCCATGAGTAATCTGGATTAGCTGCACGATCATTCTTTAAAACAGTATAACCTTTTTCTTTAAGAAGTTCAACCATAGCATCACTAAGTTCCCGGCTCCATGTAACAGAATGTGCGCCGGTATTAGCAGCATTGTTTATGGCATGAGCAACAGACTGTTGTTCAAGTATAAATGGAGCATTGTCCGCTATCTTTTTTGCTTCAGATGCAGAAATCAACTCAATCTGTTGATAAATGGGAGTTACAAAATCCATATCTGATCCCTCCAAATCTATATTTGGTAATTAAATTTATTCATCATATAAATATAAAAGGTTATGGTAAAATCACCATAACCTTATAAACTAATCTCCATATTTTACGTTGAAAAGAAACTTAGCAAGTGTTGCATGTTGTGCAATCCTGGAACTAGACAAATCAGATACACATTGTATTATATACTTACGTATTCTGGTGTTTCTCATGGTATTCATAAGATAGTTCATCACAAATCTTATATCTGTTTCCGAATTATCTGGATAATGTCCAAGTTTCCACAAAAGATTCGACACACTATCTGTCAACTTAAACTCAGATTTTAAGTTCTTAAAATAATCAATTTGTGCTTTATTTAGTTTATATACATAGTCAACATCATACAAAGTGTTGACACCTTTCCACACAGGTTCTCCTTGTAGTGCGGTATATTTAGAAGAATCTATGGAATTTGCGTATGTATTTATATCAGAAGGTACTGGTTGACCGACAGAAACACAGGTACATCTACTTATAATTGTATCTGGTATATCATATCTATTCCTACAGGTAACAACAATATACACATTTGTTTTAGGTTCCTCTAAAAATAATAGAAGTGTATATGATGCTGATAGTACACCTAAATCCAGATTCTCTATACAGAATAGTATCGGATTTGTAAAATCTATACTATGATCCATAGCTTCCCTAATATCCTGAACATTTGGTTGAACAAATATTACATCAGATATATTTAACTCTTTTGCATATTGTTTGGCTAAGTGTGATTTTCCGCACCCAATACTACCTTCAATAAGTACACTATGTCTGTCGGCATTAGCAAGTTGCTTTAATTCTGATATTGAATTTTTCTGAAACAATAAATTCATCAGTAGGTCTCCATAAATTCAACACTTGGTATTTTCTTAAATCTCATTAGTCCAAATAAATAAATAAGACTTGACTTTTCATCAAATGCGTAAGAACGAAGCTTCTTCAACTCATTATATGTCAACATAAACATATTATAGATATCCGGTTCAAACCAATATTTTACATAATCCTTTAAATCAGATTGAGAATATTTATTGCTTATAATCTTCTCAAGTTCAATCATTGTGGAAAGTATTGCATAGAATATACTTTTATAATCATCACAGGAATCTAAGAATCTAACTAAATAGTTAAAATTCTTCGTTGCAATAGCAATCTTCAATGAATCTGTTGAAAATTCTTGATTCTTTCCAAACAACGCAAGTATTTGAGAATCAGTAAGTTCAAAAAATCTCTCCGGTTCGACCATAGACATACTTTTACACATGTTCTGTGCATCATTATAATTCTCACAATGTTTTGCGGAAAGATTTATTAATTTGTCAGGAAGATGTGGGAAGTCAGAATGTAAATACTTTATCATAAAATTTAGATTTACCTGATCTATCCTAACAGAATTATTTGGAAGAAATTTTGCAATCTTGTTAAAATGCTTATCTAGTTCATATAAGCATACAATAGTTCCTACAATATTTGCTGAAGCTATTTGTTTAGAAAGCACATCAGATATATCTGATACAAAGGATTCATCATACCTGACAATATATAATGTCGGTTCAAGTGGAATTAAATGATTAACTGACATTATGGAAAGAACAGCATCAACACTTTGATATTCTTCAAATTTTCCATAATGATCTTTAAGAATTGACAAATACTTCTTCTTTATACCGTATTCAGTTCCACCAAATACATAGAAATTCCTTGGTTTATTTCCAAGTATCTCTGTACCAACATCTTGAATTGTAAGCATATGACCTACCTCAGTATAGTTTCAAACATAGACAACTTCATCAATAAAAGTTTATGACGTTTCGTCTGCAATTTATCTAACGATGTATCGAATGCAAACTCAAACACTGTGTTATTTAAGTCTGACTTATCAAATACAGAATCACATACATCAAAAGATAGTGAAGTTTCAACATCCTTTGGATATGGAACAATTGTAAAATCTTTAGGCAATTCACGTTCAGGAATGATTACCCAAGTAAACATAGCAAGTTGAGATCCGTTATCTGTAAAATATGCCGGATACTTAAATCTTGCTGTAGCTTCTTCTTTAATCTTCTCCCATATAGGCTTTTTGAATGTTATCTTATGATTGGTAAGATGCGTTTTACATTCCCCAAGCCACTCTTCAGAAGAAACATCACCTGGATAATTATGACGAGAACCACTACCTGTCACTTGTTTCCATCCAAGTATTTTGGCTACAAGTTTTTCTTGTTTATCACTTGCTTCTTTTTTATCCATAAATCACTCCATGTCTTCAGCAACATCAAAAGATGAATTTGTTGCACTCGTTATGTATTTCTCCAAAGATGCATAATAATCTGAATGACTATTAATATAGTCATATACCTTAGCCATACCCTGAACTTTCAATGGTTTACCATTTTCATCCTCTAAAATTTCACCAGTGAATGGATCACTGAATGTAAACCAAGCACCGGATTTCTTTATGATTCCATATCTTGTAAGTGCAGTTTGAGCCAAATCAATATCTTTACGTATTCCTGTTTGAGCCATAAGATAATAAGATGCATTCTTCCTATCAAATGGTGCAGTCTTCTGTTTTGTAAGTCTAACATTGATAATATGTCCGGCAGGATTTTCAGACTTTTGCGGAAGCTCATTTCCAAGAAAATCTACAGGAGTTCCTATACTAAATTCTAACATAAGAGATGAATAGAATTTAACTGCTTGACCACCTGGTGTATTCACGGCATATGGGTTAGACAAATTATCCCTATTCTGATTGATTAAAATCATAGTGCAATCATACCGATCAAGTAGTGGAACAGCCTTTACAAGAAAATCTGTCATAAGTCCTGCTAATGCTGCAACAGTCTTTTCCCCAAGTTTCTTTTTAAGTTTAGATTCTGGAAGTAGGGATGGAATACTATCAATTACAAGTAACCCCATTTCTCCAGTTTCTATTAAGTCTAGTGCAGTTTGAAGAATATCTTCTGCAAACACATTCGGTGGTTGCATAATCTCAATGTGTTCAGGATCTACACCAAGCTTTTCAGACCACTCTTCATCAAATGTATGTTCCAAATCCATATAAAGAATCTTCTTTATACCACGATCCTTATATTCTTCTAATTCAGCAGCAATTGATTTATTTTCTGACATCTTCTCCTGCAACATTAAGATGTGTTCATTATATTCTTTTTCAAAAATATCATAAGCATTTTTACATACATCAACACATGTAGATGTTTTACCAGATGAATATTTCCCGTAAAAATGAGAAATTCTTCTTCTAGGAACACCGCCATATGTTGCGTAATTCAACATTGGACTTGAAAATGGAATCTTTGGGCTACGTTTAGCCTTAGCACTATCCATAAGTTCGGCACAATTCCAATCTTTTTTCTTCTTATTAATAATCGAAGCAAATGTAGCAGCCATTTTAAAACCTCACATACATTAAACCGGAATTCCGGGTTATATATTTATGATTCCTACCCAACACTATATGTTGGTAAATCCTCTGGTACAACCATACCTACAGGATTAGACAATTCAGAATTTCTTCTGGAATCCCAAACCTTTTTTGCACCCATAATCAATTCTTTAGAAAATGTCTGTTCATTTTCTACACGTGTAATAATGGAATTATAGGAAGCATATAAAACTTCATATTCTACCATCTTTTCTGCCACTACATGAGACACATGCTCATTTGTTTGTGTCTTGTTCAAGCCATGGGCTGTAGCATCTGCTATAGCATCATTGCGGATTTTCTCTAAAGTCTGCTTGTTCTTCAGTTTAACAACCTCACAGTTTAGGCGAAGTTTATTCAGTTTCTCTGCAACAGAGAAGAGTTCCATAGGGAATGTAGTGAGTATATATTCCAACTCATCATCTGTGATAGGATGTACTTTAGACTTCATCCGCTTGTATAATTCCCGGATTTCTTTGAAATTATCATCAAAGTATGTAATATACATATCATCACAAAATGTCTGAATTGAATTCATGTCATCAGAATATTCGGATATAACTTTATCAAGATTTGACATCTGACTTCTGCTCCTTTTTCTGCACAGGAATTGGAGTGCATAAATACGTAAGTGCAACTTCCTGTAAATATGTTGTTGATTTTAAATCTGAAATAAGTCTCAACAGTAGATTTGAAAGTTTCATACATATAATAGAATGTTTAATGCCATAATTAGCAACCTTATCCTTATAATGTGCTGGAATCATAGTTGCAGTAATATCTTGCATAAATATATATTTGGTAACGTTTGTAACAAACGAATGAAATCCCTCAATCCATTTTACAAAATTTACACCGGAATTATACACATTGTTAAGTATCTTAGTGATTGTTTCATTATCATGCTTTGCATAGGATGCAAGCAAAGCAAAATAATCATCATATTTCGGTAAATTAAGTGATTTCATTAAAGTCTCAGAAGTTAGATCTTCACTATATGCAAGTGCCTTATCCAAAAGAGTAAGGCTATCACGCATACCACCGCCAGACAATTTAGCAATGTAACTAATAGCATCTTCGGTATAAGTGATATGTCTACCTTCTGCATTTTCTTGATCTATAACATATTTCAATCTACCAATAATCCCATCAACACTAATCTTAGACAATTGAAATGTCTGAACTCTTGATAATATAGTTGCTGGAATCTTTTCTGGATTAGTAGTAAGAAATATAAATACAGTTTTTGCTGGATTCTCTTCAAGAGTCTTCAGTAATGCTTGCCATGAACTAGAACTTAATGAATGGCACTCATCTATTATGAAGATTTTATACTTAGAATCTATCGGGTAAGTCCTTGATTGTTCTATTAATTTTTTAACATCTTCAACACCACCATGAGATGCAGCATCCATTTCAATATTAGAATCAATACCATCATTTATGGTAGTAGACATAATACGTCCTAGAGTTGTTTTTCCGGTGCCAGCAGGTCCAATCAAAAGAAAATTCCGAATGGTCATATTTGGATCTTCACACAACTTTCGAAGCATAGTTACTACTAAACCTTGCTCCACAACATCATCAAATTTATTTGGTCTATATTTCTGTGCTAAATTTGACAAAATACTATACCTCAATTCGATAAAAATAAATATATACAAATACTATAACGATTTAGCATTTGAAAATCTAATATTCCTTGCAAACATTATAATATGGACATCTTGATGGTTTACACCAAGCATCACCACTAGGTAATGGATCTGGTGCTAAATTCTTTCTTGCAAGATCTAATACTCGTTCAAATCGTTCTTTAACTTCAACCATATCATGATAGGATACTGTAATTTCAAAACATTTTAAGCCACCATACTGCCTATCTTGATATAGAAACAAAACATTAGGTAACTGTAAAAGTGTTGAATAACATTTAACTTGATCTATATGATGTGGCTTAGGATCTGACAGATTGTCCCAAGAAGAATATTCAGATGTTTTTATCTCAAGTAGATAACGTTTTCCATTTCTCTGAATAATCCCATCACAAGCAAACCGTATGGGTGGTTCTTCAATTTGAATTAAAGACTCTAATCCAGAATCATCTTCAGACAATGTATAATTATATGGGAAATCTATAGAATTTATATGATCTTGAACACTTACCCAATCATTTCCAAGCATATCTCGTAGATTCGTTTGAAGTATTCTATGACACGCAGTTCCAATATCTGCCGTAAAATTCAATGTAGGATCTGCAATAGAAATTTCTGCCTTAGAACCACGTAAGCGGAACCAGCTCCATCTATCACAACGGAAAGATGAAGCTGCGAATGTACGGCTCGATGGTTTCTCTGCATCAGCCATAATCTTCTGTTCCACAAATGAATCATAGTCATCGAGAAATTCAGAACTTGTAGCAGAATTAAATTTTACAAGATGTTGAATATCTGAATGTCTAAATCCCATATTATTCTACTCCAGCCAAAATAGTTGTAAGATTATCATTCCAAATAATAATGCCTATAGCTCTAGAACCGTCATTTGCAAATACCGGACTAATGTCAACAAACTGTTCATCACCATAATTCGCAATAACTTGTTTCAGCAAATCAAGTCTGAAATTTACAGAATAGTTAAGTGATTCACCACCATCAACTTCAAACTTACCATTCACATTGTCATCTGAAATGTTAAGTGTTCCATCAGATACTGAAAATTTTATACTACTTGATCCAACGGTAGAAAGTAAAGTAGCCTGATTCAAAAGTTTTGTAACAAGCTTTGTAAATACCTTTGAAGATTCCGTAGGATGTGTCATTTTTGAAAGGAACATGTCAGATTTGTAACTTCCTATATTCTCATCAGATTCATACTGAGGTGTGAACTGAGTAACATAATCATATGCATCCTTAGAGAACTTTACAATATAATCGTCACCTACTTTTGCAATCTTAGCGATGTCAGGAAGTGAATTAAACAGGTTAATGATTGTATCAGAAAGCAGGCAAGTAGTACCAAGATTTCCCTTTTTAGAATGTGTAAACCGACTAATATCAAAATCTCCAGTTAACACATCACCGTCTTCACCTATCCATACTTTAGTATATACCGGACGAACATAAGAAGAAGATATAGCATACATCTGATTGTTCTTAATAAACTGCCAATCCTGTTTATTAATATCAGAGAATTCAGCATCTGAAGTTGATACAGATGGTGCTTTCAAAGAAAAATCAGAAACATCAATAGCATCACCAATATTATTCCCCAATGAGAACTTAGATGTACCGGACTGCAACTTAATGCCATTATTATCAAATTCAATAGTAACATTGGCTTCAAGTGTGTTTACAAGTTTCTTAAAAAGTAAACTATCTACAAATGCAGTTGCTGGCTCTCCTTCACCTACACCATTGACTGTAATTTCTGTGCAAATCATAGAAGATTCAATATTGATCTTCAGCTTATCTGTAGTAGCACTAATCTGAGTTATACCACTCTTTTTGTAAAAATTTGATACATTGGAATCAATAATCCCCAAGTTAAGTGCTTCTGCCAACGGTCTTGTGTTTGTTGTAAACTTCATAATTGATCTCCTTCTTATTTTATATAATTAACTACATAGTTCTCAATTTTTGCAATGAAATCTTCATCAGATTCAACATTAAGTTCTTTCTTACAATCTGTAATGCACTGTAAATATTCATCGCTTATAACACCATTTACACCAACAGATGCATCACCTTTTGGTTTTTCACCGTTTTCATCCTTATAAACTGGTAAAAGATATTCACATTCAACAAGGTGGTACTGTACCCATTTTACTTCATCTTCGGTCAAATCTGTAAGTGATTTAGGCTTTGTGTACGTACACGGATATTCTAAACCTTTCCACCTAAGAGATGTCGTTACATCACATTTGGATGGAAATGGGAGAAAATTTGCAGCTTCACACATCATACCACTCAAAAGTTCTCCACCACGTTTCCAATATTCAATAGGTACTTCAGCAATAATCTCATCATGTACAGGTACAAGCATTCTTCCACCAATACGATGCCATTCTTCATTTGATGATAGTTTTAACATAGCCAACTTGGTTTGGTCAGCTGCGCTACCCTGAATAACCGCATTTAACGTTTGCCTTGTAGCTCTAGCAATCTTGCTACGATTATTAATAACTTGAATATGATATCTATCATGCAGTTCACGCATCCGCTTATACACTTTACCCTTATTCTTATAGCTTTTGAATTCTTGATAAAGTGCTTTCTTTATTCTGTCTGGAATTGCATCTTTATTTTGAAGTGTAGTAGAATCCAGCGGATCAACATCTGGATTCACATAACCATCCAATGGTATGAAATCATATTCCGGTAACTGCATATCTGGAAGATGTCTTCTTCTACCAAGTATAGTTTCAGTATACCCATACTGTCTTGCTTTCTTTTGCGTAGCAAGCATAATAGCGCGAATATTTGGAAAAGCATTTAGAACAGAATCATAAATCTTTTGTGCAGATTCAATCTTTTGTTCTTCGGTCATATCATTTCGCTTACCATATAACTGTTCCGCAATAGATGGAACTGATCTTCCGTATGTTATCCCCAAAAGTATTTTTTTGGCTTCGTTCCGTCTAGCATAGCCATCAGCCTGATATTCTCCAGTTTCTGGATGATGTTCCAAACAACGTTCATAAGGAAGATTAAATGCCAAACTTGCTATTGTAGCATATACATCCCGATTTTCCTGAAATGCTTTAATCATTGATTTTTCATTTGCAACATAAGCAGTAACTCGTGGTTCTTGGGCGCTATAATCCGAAGACAACATGACATAAGCGGGAGTCATTGTCGGCAACTGAAATTTCTTTGACAATCCTATATACCACCTTTCCATCTTCGAGTAGTTTAACTTCATCACCAATAGTCAATTCAGATATTGGTATGCTACCCTTATCTTTAACATCCACATGATTTATAATATCTGCATACACATCTATAACATCTGAATCAAAATCATATGAACAGTCATAAATTTGTTCCATTGGTGGAGTTGCCCTAAACATATGTCTTATATCTTCTGCATGTGATGGTATATTCTGCAAATTAGGATCAGCAGAACTAAAACGACCTGTATCTGCACCAATGCTTTTAAACTGTGCATGTATTCTACCATCAGATGTTGTAGATTTTGGTAACTTATCAACAAATGTACTAATCAATGTGTCAAGACTTCGTACTTTCAAGATTTGATTCGTAATAGGTAAATTAAAACTCTTCAGCACATCTTTACCAGTACTATCAGTTCCTTCAGGTTTTTGTAAATTCATTACAGTAAATAGCAAGTATTTAACATGTGGATTTGAATTTGGATTAAATTCATTACCAACCCTAAATGCTTTCTTACCAAAGGATGGTATTGTTGTAGATTTTGATAACTCCGCATCTACAAGTTCATAAAGCTTCAACATCTCAGAATCATATTTGGTCTTATACCTTAGCATCAATTTTCTAGCCACATCTTGATCTATATACATTCCAGTACGATGTAAACATTGACACACTTTAATAAGTGGCATTTCTACTTGCCAGATAAGATCTGCTAATTTTTCAAGGTTTGCTTTCTCACATTTCGGATGACCTTTTGTTGCATATGGCAACTGCCATTTAAATAACTCATAGGTTATCTTTGCATCATTTGCAGCATAAAGTTTTGCAACTTCCGGTTTACAATATGGAAACATCTGCGGAGTAAAGAAATCTGAGAACTTCTTTGGATCCCCTTTTCCACGTAGTACATATTTATTGTATAAAACCTTTAATGCATTGTCACGTTCATTTTCTTTTAGACATCTCCAAGCAAGGATTACATCATAATAACATACATCACATAGATCAACTTTCAAGTCCTTGTAGATCATAGCCAAGTCGAAATCCGCATTTGCGAAAATCAATTTAACTTTTCCATCAACTAATCGTTGAAATTCTTCACCAACTTCATCATATGATAATTGATTTTTGTATGGTTCATCAAAGATTGGAACCAAATGTTTCATTGGTATGTAACATTCAACACCACCTGGATAGTATAAAGATGCACCTACAATAGTATCTTTTATTCTGTCAAGTCCTGTTGTCTCTGTATCTATACCGGCATACCCAGAGTCAATAACTTTAGTTACATAATCATGTAGTTGTTCCTTTGATGTAATCAAAATTGATTCAGAATCTTTAAAATAGTCAACAACCTGTGCTGACATTTCATTTAAAGATTCTGTTATACTTGATGCTTTACCGGATTGTTTTTTAGAAGATGCGAAGAGTTCTTTACTTTTTGATGCAATAGCATTTACATCAGCGATTTGGTCTTCTGTCCAAAATCCCATAGACCCCTCCAAAAACTATGAATTAGGGTAGATGACAAAAAAATCACCTACCCTAATTTTTTAGAAACTTACATCATCAACATCGCCATCTACAATGTCATCACAAACATTTATATCGGCATCCGCAGATACAGGATCATATACAGGTGTTTCTACTGCATTTGAAGATATTCTAGGTGTTACAGAATAATCAGGCAAGTCATCATCAATTGAGTTGGTTTCAGAATTTGCAAACAAATTTGAAAGTTCTTCAGAAGACATGTCTTTACAAATCTGCTCATAAGCATCAGGGAACTTAATATTGAACTTTTCAAGAATCTCACTGTAAGTCATTGGGGCCTTACTAAGTAGATCAATCTGATAAGTAGTATTGATATCACCTGCAATACCATTACGAGTAATTCTGAATACATAATTACTTGGATTAGAACACTTCTTAAACACGTCACGAAGCAACTGCTTTTCAAATGCAGAACCACGATCCCAGAATAAAAATTCATCAGGAAGTCCAGCATCACGATTTAGTTTAATAAGCGGAATAAACAGCTTATTCTGTACCTTGATTCTCTTAGCACATACTGGGCAACTACGTCCAATACACTGAACATATCCACTATAGTCTGCGGATTTTACATAGTGAACATCAGCGAGAAGTACATCATTGTAACTCTCATACAGGAAAATCACATCTGCAAAATCACCATTGTCTGGAAGAACAAACTTTCCCCTATACTTTTCTTCATTAAATTGAACAGCACTCTTAAATGCCATAACATATCCCTCCTTTTGGATATTTGATATTGTACTAATTTATATAACGATTTTCGTTACCAAAACTTACACATAGGATTCAAGTGTATCTGACCCAAGTAACCTTATTAAATCAGTTCTTAAATCCTCAATGATCTTTAACCTTTTAGCATCATCAATTTTCTTAGATTCCCAAACGGAAATTCTTTTAGGTTTAACAGACGGATTCTTTAAATATGTAGTCCAATCCAACCTATCACCAAGAAGTTCAGATACAACTACGATAGTTTCATGACCTTTGGATTCAATGATTCGCCAAAAAGATTCCCTGAAAGAATCAGTATTTTGAGATTCTGTGTCGTGATAACTTGGAACAAGGTCAAATATACTCGTTGTTTCATCCATACCTGGAATACAACTTGCAATGCATTCGTTATCACTAATTGTTTTAAATTTACTATTACGATTTGTAAGACATCCAATACAGTTATACACAACAGTATATATGTAGGATTCTGAAAATCTTTCTGGATGATCTTCAATCTTTGCTACATTTTTACAAAGATACTGCATTACAACTTCTACAATATCTGTTTCTGGAACATAATCACGATAAAGTTTGTACCAAGCCAATGTAATCTGCTCATAGAACTGTACAAAAAGAACCGCTGCCTTATGATCTGATGGAATGGAAAGCCAATCCACATAAGACATCGGTTCAGTATAACCTAAATAGTCCTTAAACATATCACGTGTTTTTGCCAATTCGGTAGAATGCATCATATTCTGTCCCCCATTCTTTCTGAATACTTGAAATCTTTGAGATTTGATCGATAACAATATGCATTTGACATCTACTATTTTAATACTTATGTCACAAAATGTCAACACAAAACTACTTAGAAAATTATTCACGATTTGCGTAAAGATTATCAAATTCTTCCTTTGTACAGTCATTTAAATCTTTTCCATCCGGCATAGATATTGACCAAACAAATGCTACGGACTTCAGATGTTTTTTCAATTTGATAGTTGCGTTTCTACCAGCTTCATCACCATCCATACATATGACAAAATCCTGTACACCAAGTTCTTTTAACTGTTGTATCTGATAAGAATTACCTGTACCAAGAAGTGCTACTGCGGCATATCCATAACTTACTGCTGTTAAAGCATTGATAGCAGATTCACAAATAACTACAGTTTTAACACCTTGGGGCAACATATCTATACCAAATACCGGTTTTGTCACGCCAGATGGGTAATTATATAATTTTCCTTGAATACTTCTTCTACAGAAGAACAATGTTCTTCCATCTCTGTCTCTAACTGGAATAGTTATACATGGTACAGGTTTCTTCCGTCCAGGCGGTATCCACTTTGCATCATATCCTATGTCATAATCCTCAATTATTTTATCTGTCAGCTTTCGCTCATACATATATGGAACCACAAAACGGTAAGATGCCAATTCTTCTTCTGATACATAAGTAGTCTTTTTATTTTCAAGTTCGTTAATATAGTTGATTGAATACTTATTTGATACTTGATCCATAAGTTCTTTCGGAACCAGATACTCAAAATCAGAATCTTCAGAATAATCTGATATATTTTCTTTCAACCAATCTTTACCAGATTTTTTAATTCCATGAAGTTTTAATATTTCATCTATACCATGTTCAAGTGAATAAGATATACCACACGCAAAGCAGTGAAAATTCCCAGGTTCATAAGTGACACCACCACGCATTTGTGCATGTATAGAAACTCCACATGATGGTTTCTTCTCCTGTCCATTACTATGAAATGGGCAGAAGATAGAATACCAATCATCCATTACTCTGTTTACTCTTATAAGTTTATGGGTTTCTAGTGTATCCACTACATTGATAATATCCATAACTTATCCCTACCAATCTAAAATTCTACATCACCGTCATCTTCAAATGAAACATCTGCAAGAACAGATGCATCTGAATCCATAGTATGCGCTGTACCAACTGTAATAGTTGGCGTTGAAATTCCAGCCATAGGATCTTCGGAATCATCACCTGGAAGATATTGCATATTACCAGTATTAATATCCCAAGCATAGCTAAGAATTGGTCGTTGATTATTAGCCATACGTGCTTTTTCAAGACGAATGTCTAACACGTGTTTATCAAAGATTTGTCGAACTGCAAATGCTTGTGTACATATTCTTGCCGGGTGGTCAGAAGATTCTACGTTATACAGATTCGGAAACGGTTCACCTTTATCATCCTTGGTTTCACGAGTTTCACGATTTGCCTGAGTTGCAACAACAACCGCACATCCATATAGCTTACTCATCCTAAACAAATCCATACAGATGTTCTTGTACTTAATATGGTCAGGTTCGTTCCTATTATAATCTGACATGTAAGACAAACCATCTATGATTACTAATTTGATTCCGTACTTCCTAACTAAACTTGATAGACCTTGTACATCTACAACTCCCTCAGACATATTCTGGTCTTCAACAATAAGTGCTGGTGCAACTTCTTCTGGAAGTTTTCTAATGTATTCTTCATACTGTTCAGAATATTTTCCCTGAAATAGTTGACTATTTTGGAAATGACCTCTCCATGTATCAAACCTAGTAGCAAGATAAGATGCTTGCATCTCAGGTGAATAGTACAAAACTGGAAATCCATTCTTTTGGGCAGACTCCATCATCTTTGTACATATCCAAGATTTACCGGTACCAGTACGAGCGATTATTATTAATAATTCTTCTATGGTAGATAATCCACCATACATCAATTTGTCTATTTCGGCAAACCCGGTAGGTATCCTTGTCTGCTTTGCATATTCTTGTACTTGTTTTGCTCTTTCTAATGCATCGTGAATTATATCTGTCGGCTTTGAATCAGATAGGTCATTAGCCTTATCACACTGCATAGAAAGATATTTCCAAGCATCACTAACATCGCCAGATCCAAGATCCTTTAGTTTGTTAAAAGTTTCTCTAAGAAGAATTCTCATCTTATTCTTCTTAATTTCACGGGCAAGATATGTATATGGTTCCTTTACTGACACAAGATTAATGTCAGGAAACTTAGCCATAAATGTAAATGCATCTGGTGTAGAACCATACTTTAATTGATGATCGAGTATAAATGTAATATGATCCTTTAATGTGGAATAGTAACTAGCATCAAACGAACAAAGTTCATTTATTTCCTGTGGATCATCACTTGTAAGTATTCTTGAAATAATCTGAAGTTCGATTGCTGAGGTCAAACATTACCACCACCTTCCTTTGTGGTAATAATGTTGGACTTCATCATGGAAATCATCATATCGAAAAACGTACTCTTCTTTGAACTAACAAGTGTACCCAATTGTGGAGATACAAGTATGGTTGTTAAACCTTGGGATTGACGTTGTTGAATTAGATTCAACATTGTCTGGGATTCAAAATCACCAAAGTTCACATAATCAAAATTGGAAATTATCAGAACTTTTGCAGTTTCTGACCATATCTTCATATACTGATAGGATTCAGATTCAACACCGTTCCAAGTCTTCTTAGTTTCATCAATAAATTTAGAATATTTAAGATTGTACACATTACAGTGTAATCTACTTCCTTTCCAATACTTACAGATAGCACAATAAGTAAGCAGGTCTGCACTCTGTATAGTATTTTCATCAGAAGATATTCTATATACCCCAAATTTTCCATCTACGGCATTTAATACCTTGAGCATCTTTATCACAGATTCTCTAGAAGATGAAAACACTGGATTAGAAAATGATAGATTATTCCGTTCCAAAAGATAGGAAGTTTCAACTAAAATTGGACAAGATCTATCACAGAAGGCTTCTGTACAATGTGCAGTAAAAATACAATTATGCATCTTTCAGCCTCCTTAACACCGGATTTCTTGACATCTTATAATTTACTCGGGCAATAACACAATTTTTAGCCATCTGTAAAATATTGTCATATCCCATATTTATATAATCTGTTGGTGATGTGAAGAGTGTCAAAAATGGATCTAATGTACCATATAACTTATATCTATGGTCAACACCCTTTATATCTCGCTCCAATAAATATCTACGAACAACATATTCTTTAACATATTCCTTTGTGTATGGAATAAATTTAGATTCCGGCAAAGATGACCATATTTCCGGAATCTTGTAAAGATTTCCATCAATCTCCAAAGTTGAATAGAAACTATCAAGATTTCCATCCACATCTTTTAACAATCTAAAGATGTGTGGATACTTTATAATATTATCAACAATCTGTGCCTTTGTATATCCGTCAATAGGTAAAATAATTCCTAACTTCGAATCCAAAATCAAATCACCATATGGTTCATACATACATGCTGCACGTGTGCGAATTAAACAATTTGGATATAATCTTCGTAAATCAGAATCTGACATCTTGTTAACATCAGTTGTTGCAGATATTTCATTTTGTTTTGTAGGGACAATCGGATAACTCGGATATATAACATAAGCAGTATCATCGATCATACCCGATTTCCACGGATGAGAATAGTCAAACCTTGGAACTACCGGTGGTTGTATATATAAATCACTTTTATCTGTAGGGATAATCACACTAAATGTAGATTCATTTTGTACAGGAACTGATTGCACATTAGTATGTGAACTAATCGGAACTACGTTCGATACACCCATCTGTTGTTTCCCAACAGATTCTGCCATATCTGAATCAGAATCAGATGTCATTTCCTTAACATTTGACCAGTCAATATCCCTTGTAGATATATACAATTCCCCAAGGGATTCTATAAGTTCATCATCATCCACATGATGGTAAGTATGAAATGGATCAGATGCATCCCAGGTCATAGGAAAAGAATCAGATGACAGATACATATAAGTCACGCAGTTTATAGCATGCACAATCTGAACTTTTTCAGTATGTTTTCCTGTAAATATTGAAAGAAATTGATCTATCAAAGTTGCATGTACAGTTGATAATTTACCCTTAACAGATGGTGGATATGGCAGCTTTGCAGTTAATTGTAAAAAATCTATGGATTTACGCATGCTTTCTCACCTCCCATCCCAAACCTACCAAAACTTCCGGATGGTCTGCATAATTTTCATAGTCATCAAGTACACCTGGATTTAATTCGCTACATAAACTATATACAGAATCATCATTTAAATACAAATCAGTTTTATCTGTAGTGCAAAGTTCAGATAAACCATTATCTAACAAAATATCCCAAAGGACTACAGCTTCTAATGACATATCCTCTGCACACATATCTCGTTCAAACTGATATAAATCATAAGGAATTGAATATCGATTTGGGGGATCAGATTCTAACAAAAGACCATCTACCCAATGATTCATTGATGAATCTAAATCTAGATATGTATTATCCCTTATAGATTTTCCATATAGTAAAACTACATCACGAACCCATATGGGAAATTTTTTCATGTTATATCTAAATCCGGTAGTGTGTATAGTTTTTCTAAAACGAGTGTCAAACCAATGCCACAGAAACTTTGCACATCTATCAACCGAATCATACTTGAAATCAATAGAAGAAACATTCTGCAATACTTCCGTATATTTGTGCAACGCAGATTTCTTTGATTTCGTAGATGTACCATTAGTACTTGAAGACTTACCTGTTATGGACGAAACTCCGGCAAAGGTCTTCAGTTGGTCTAATTGATTTTGCATATGTTGAATTGCATCAGTAATATTCGGTGTAGGTGTAGAATTAAATTCAGTAATATCTTCAGAAAGAGCTTCATCTTGAATAACCACAGATATTGCGGTAATAACTTCCATGCAAGTATCTGCCAACTCCTTCAATCTGTCACGGGATTTTTGATACATTCTAGGCTTAGATTCAGCCAGATCTTGAACATAGGCAAGAAGTTTCTTGATGCTTTTTTCGGCACTATTAATATCCATGAAACTTGCTCCCCCTTATAAAATTTCATGATATAGATTATAACGATTTATAGATAGAAAAAGTGCGACACTGAGATGTAAGCACCCTCTCTCCCAGCCGGAGTCATCTGACACCATTACCTAGGATTGTCGGTTATCCGTAAAATGGAACTGTGCGATTGTCGTGATTGCGGTTCACGAAACCACCAGATGCTTACATCTCAATGCCGCACTCATTTCGATGTTGTGATATGAATATACCACATGACCATACAGATTGCAAGGACAAATTTTCAAAATTTTAAGGAAAGGGGGTAGGGGGTTAGGATTGTAAGTAACGAGTGAAGGGTAGTTGGTATTTATTCTGATTTTTAAAACTTTTAAGACTTCACGGAATTTTACTTATTTTATTTAGATTTTAATTGTTTAATATTATATTTTATTTATATATAGTAGCCGGAAAACCTGCAAATTTACAAAAATTGTACCTACTTTTATATGTTTTTATAATTTTCTATAATTTTGAATTTTTAAAATTTTACCAAATTTACTATTGACATTAAACTCAAAATCAATTATAATCAAAAATGTAAATTCAATAGATTTGCAAAAATTTATATTTTACTGAATCTCATAGTTTATTCTGCAAATGTAGAATACATACACAAGCAAACACGAACAAACTTGTAATGACTAAGATAGTAAATTTTTGCAAATTCGCTTTAATTTATAATATACAAAATAAGGAGAAGTACATGATTATGGAATGGAAACACATTAAAGGACTACCGAGTTGCTATGAAATTTCATCTTCTGGAGATGTAAGAGTTAATTGGGTAGATCATTATGAAACAGTAGAAACTAAGGATATAAAAAAAGGAACCGTTGTATACATACTTAGTAATACCTATAAGATACATCGGCTAGTTGCCGAAGCATTTATACCAAACCCAGAAAATAAGAAGATGGTACGGCATAAAGATGGAAATCTACATAATAATGATGTATCAAACTTAGAATGGGTAAACCGATCTGAGGAATCTAAACGGATGATTTCATCTGGAAAAGTAAAGGGTAAACGGATATATTGTAAAGAAACAGATAAGCTATATGCAACATTATCTACTGCATCAGCATGTACCGGAGTCCCTATTTGTGCAATTGAATTCGGTATTGCAAATAATCAGAAGATGTTTGGTTATGAATTTACTGAAGTATCCAGTGATGTAAATTTTGATGAACATACTGTATTTTTATCAAAGTCAGATATTATCAACCTTGGAGTTAATTATACATCTACAGAGATTTTACATAGTATAGAAAGGATGTGATTTTATGGCTCAGACATATCCCCCATTACAGATAATCGACGGATTTAACAAATATGGTGGTGGATTTGAATCATTTAAGAATTTGTTTAACTTTGTCAGTGGTGTAGAAAATATAACTCGCCAAGAGGTTATGGATTTCTTCACAAATCCGGAGTTTTTATACAATCCACCGGATCAGTTGGTAAAGGTTAGTAAACCTCCGTTCTCCACTATAGAGTCTATGATGATTAACGAAGGTTATTCATTGTTTAAGATAGCAGGATATCCGCAAAAAGTATTGGAAGCAGATGACTTTAATGTATCTGCTGAGATGCGAGATTTGTTCTTTACATCTATTTTGTGGGAGGAATGGAGTTTTACAAAACAAGTATTCAAGCCAGATATGTATTTTGCAGATTCACTAATTCATACAAACAACTTGCAGATATCAAAACATATGATACAGCATCTGCCATGTAATATATTTTACTTAGATTTATCTGACTGTCCACAATTTGGTGCTATTTGTGGTGTATTAGTATATATAAACAGTAAAGATACAGAATGTAGAGTTGCAATGTATCTTGTATCAAATACACTTGGATTATACTCATTCTACATATCAAGTAAATATGATGAGCGAAATTTACTTCAGATAAATGCAGATTCTATCAAATCCGTTGGTGAAAATCAATTTACTGGATATAATTTGGATTCTGTATTTTCTGATAAAAATTCTACATATGATATTCCAAAGAAGCTATATACAATGTCACGTGCAGAAATCCACTTGTTTGTGCTTCAAATGATTAGTTATCTATCCATAGATGAACCGCAGATTACAGAATCAGATCTTACTAAGCATACATATAAGCCACGTGCAGCTAGTGCTCCTATCCGTAACAAGTGGTCAGAAGTTAAAATTGATGATGTTGGTGTTGTCTATGGTAAATCATTTAGAAAACAATTGGAAGAAATCAAGAAAGATACTACGGAAGAATCTGATTCAGATACGGATGACTCTAAACAAAGGAAGAGAAGGAAGTCACCTGCTCCACATTTCAGGTCAGCACATTGGGCTAAATATTGGGTTGGTAAGGGAAGAACTGACCTTAAAGTAAATTGGATCGAGCCGACATTTGTAGGTGCAAAGCAGAGTAAAAATGTAGTAATTCATACCGTGGAATAAGATTTTCAGAAAATTTCAAATTAACTATTGACAATAATGGTATCTTGTACTATACTACCAATAGTACAAGATACCATTTAATTTAAGGAGAATAGAAAAATGACAGATTATAAATACACTTCAGAAGAAGAAAAGCAATATCTTGAATCTTATGATGTATCGAAATTTGAAAGACCATCAGTAACCACAGATATTGTTATCTTCACCCTGGATAAAGATGATGATCTAAATATTCTACTGATAAAACGTGGATGTCACCCATATAAAAATCATTGGGCGATACCGGGTGGATTTTTAGAAGTAAGTAAAGAATCATTAGATGGTGCCGCTGCACGAGAACTGAAAGAGGAAACAAACATCGATAATGTATACCTAAAGCAATTATATACATTTGGTGAACCAAATCGTGATCCAAGAACTAC